GGATGAGACTTAGGTACATACTTACCATTCACATACATTCTTGCAGGATTTGATTTAGGATTTGATTTAGCATTTAAAAATACATTTCTTTCTTTTTGACAATCTTTACATCCACTATCTAAACCATCAGTTGCTCCTTTATTTTTATAATAATCTTCAGTTGATTTTGTTTGTTTACAAATATAACAATATTTAATGTGTTTCACTCCAATCTCTCCCAATTTTGTATTCACCATCCATAGGACAGCGAAGATCATAATAGTTACCTGCAGTTTTAATACAGTCAACTGCTAGGCTACCAACATGTTCTGAAATATCTTCCCTTACTTCCATCTGCCACTCATCATGTATGTTCGCAACAAACTTAGCATCATAAGTATTTAGTTTTATAAGAGAATCAAATAGTGCTAGTCCTCTCTTCATAATAACAGCACCTCCTCCTTGTAGTAAACTATTCAATGCAGCATGTTCACTCCTTATAAATATCTTCCTACCATCTAATCCTTTTAAGTATCCTTTCTTTGCTGCTCTTGAAACCTTGTCTCTAAGAGATTTAAATGATGGGTTATTATCAAAGAAATGTTGTCTAAGTCTTTTACCATCGTCTTTATTTCCTCCAACCACGCTTCCAAGTTTTGCATCTCCTGCTCCGTATATGAGGGCATAGATGAATGTCTTTGCCTGATCTCTAGATTCAAGTCCTGCAGATTTTTGATTAGCGGTGTGTATGTCTCCATTAATGATTTCATTTATATACTCCTCGTCATTCATATAATGTGCAAGAAGTCTAAGTTCTAAACCACTCGCATCTATTCCTACTAAGTTGTAACCATCCTCGACAGTCCAACACTCTCTACACTCTTTACCATACAAACTTTTTAAGCTAGGTACTTGAGCTAAGTTAGGTTTGTTGTGTGCCATACGTCCTGTTATTGTACCATTAGGTATAACAAAACCATGCACTCTATCATCAGAACGTAATGCTTTGATCCATGAATCTATTTGTGCAATACGTTTCTGTAAAGTTAAATACCCTCCTATAAGTTTTGCTTCAGGTATATTCTTTATATTAATTAATATACTTTCATCTACTATAGGTCTTCCTGTTGGTGTAAACCTTTTAGGTTTCCATCCAAAGTCTTGTAAGTATTCTCCTATTTGTTTACGTGATCCAAGATTAAATTCTTGTAGACGTTTACGCATGAAAGGATTAACATCCTGAGTACTTATACATCTATCATACTCCTCATCTGTTAAGCCTCTCTTAGATAACTCACCATCCTTTTTTATATAAGGAGTAACTAACTTATCATCTACCATCTTAGGTTTAAATACTTTATGTACCTCATCCTCTGATGCCTGCATCTTCTCTCTAAGTTCAGCAAGTAATAGTTCTCCTTTCTTTACATTAAATTTAAAACCATCCCACTCTTGCTGCCTTAAAGGTAAGGCTACAGAATGCTCAAGGTCTACGCTCTCCTTAGAGAAACCTTTACCTTCCTGTTGTAAAGCTTTAAAAACTTTAGTGTTTAGTTCTACATCCCTAACACAATACTCTAACATATCTTCTGAGTACTCATCATATTCTTCAAAGTCTATCTTAGGATAACCTAACTTATATCCCCATCTAGATAACCCATGACCACCCTCTCTTATAGGGTAGAATAGTCGTGAGGTAACTAAAGTATCTATAACTTTAATGCCTCCTTGTTTAAAACTAGTTAGCTTCTCTAACATAGGTATATCAAAACCTATAATGTTATGACCAATTAAAGTCTTAGCACTTTGTAACAACTCAATACCTTTATCAAGTTCCCAAGGAGGAAACTTAAATACCTCCTCGGTGTTTGCATCTTGAGCAACAATACAATGTAAGGTGTCTACTGTATCTAAACCAATATCATCATCACCTACTCTGTTTGTTTCTATATCAAATACTAAATCCATATTATAACTCCAAGGCTGAGAAGTCTGCATCTTCTTCTTCATAAGATTCTTTTTCAAACTCACTCAGCCTGCCTGTCTCTCTATCATACAATAAATTAGTTGCCATACCTACATCCCCTGTGTATCTAGATTTAAGTACCCTAACCCTAGTTGTATTAGATTCATTTATATCATCTGACTGTTGATTTCTTTCTAATGCTATCACACAATCACTCAGTTGGGCTATTGATTGGCTTCCTCTAAGGTGACTGAGACTAACTTCAATTCCATTCTCATGTCCTTTATCACCACTAGTTCTACGTAAGTGAGAGACTAGTATTACTCCTGCTCCTGTCTCTTCAACTATACTCCTAAGCCTAGTCATTATATTATCAATAGCCCTACGTTCATCTCCTTCAGATACTGCTGATACTAACATATGTAAGTGATCTACAACCACCCATTTACATTCACATGCTATGATCATAAATCTTAGCTTAGTAAATATCTCATCAATATCATTCGTACCAAAGTGAGCATGAACCCATACTCTATTCTTATTATCTCCATCATATAATAGATCAAAGAATTTGTCAAGTTCTTCTTCCGAAAACTTTTCTCTCTCCTGATCTATATACAATCTAGCATTAGCTTCTATTGAAAGAATACCATCAATGGTTCTTCTCCAATCTTCTTCCAAGGCAATAACTCCTACGTTATCCTTAGTATTCTTTATAAGATGATGTTCAACCTCTCTCGTTACTGAAGACTTGCCGAGTCCTGTTCCTCCGGTTAAAGTAACTAACTCACCCTGTCTTAAACCATATAGTTTCTTATTCAATCCTTCCCAAGGATAAGGTATGCTATCTTTCTTAGGTCTGTTAAAAAACTTATGCTTCTCATCAGATACATTTATAACACCACTTGGAGTATATGTCTTAGCACTCCACCATGATTCCATAAAGTCCTTGTGCTTATTAGCAACTAACATATCATTAGCATCTTTAAAGCCATTAGGTAATGTCATTATCTTAGCTTTACTAGGTTGGAACAGTCTAGCTATTTTCTTAGCTGCTAACTTTCCACTCTTGTCCTTATCAAAACAAATAATAATGTTATCAAAACTTTCTAAGAACTCAAGGCTATCTTTAACATCTCGTTCAGCACCATCAGCACCACGTTTAATAGATACTGCAGCCCACTTACTACCCATCAGTTCGTATGCTGCCATAGCATCACACTCTCCCTCAGTTATAGTAATGTACTTACCACCTTTATTAAAAAGTTGCTCGCCAAATAAACCTGTCTCTTCAAATGATCCTTTTAAAAAGAAACCTTTAGTCTCAACCTTTCTAGTTTTAGTTGCAGCTAATTCATTACCATTATAATAAGGGTAGTGATGTTCAATGGGTTTACCATCAGCACCATGAACAACCTTAACTCCATACTTGGTAGCAGTCTCTTCAGATATTCTTCTATCTGTTAAGGCAGCATATGATCCTTCTGAATTTGTAGCTTGCATTGGTTTAATCTTACGCTCTACAGGAGGCTGTGTAATATTAGATACATTAGATTCTGTATTCTGAGCAGGATGGAATGTACCACATGCTGCATAGAAACATTTACTTGAGCCATCTGCGTTTACAGATAAATGATTCTTACCACAGGCAGGACATTTTTTATTATGTTGAATAAAAGCCATGTTGATTCCCTCACGTTGTTAATAAAAAGTGTGTAGCTAGTTCAGGTATGGTTCGCTTATCCCTAATTCATCCTTGACCTTGACTGGTTTCCCACCAAGGTTTTTATAAAGGCTCATCCCCTAGTTACACGGGAACTTACGCAGCTTTTTTAGCTTTCTTTTTCTTAGAAGCACGCGCAACTTTTCTTTCAAGTTGTTCACGCCTCTTAGTAATAGGCTCTTTAGCTACTTTTAATGCTGTTTTAGAAACTCCTTTAAGAAGATTTAAAGACTGTAATTGGTCTTGTAAAGCATCCATACGAGCTTCTAGTTGAGAAAATATTTGTAGTACAAGTTCAGAATCCTGCACAGCCTGGGCTGTATGTACAAATTCTCTGCCCTCTTCCCTATTAACACTTATAAAAGCGCTTACTGTACGTTCCTCATGGTCCGTAATTATGATCTGCGCTCTAGTAATAAGCATATTGGCTTGATGCAAACGCCACTTTTGCGCGGCACTCGAATCGTCCCAATTGAAATATGGGTGTAGTGGGTGTCTTTTCTTTTTAGCCTCTTTTAAGACAGCAGAAGCCGAAAGAGTTCCATAAGTCTTTTGGATCTTAAGTAACTCTTTCGTTATATCTGCTTTAGGCTTTACACCTCTAGGCATTATGCACCTACCTCGAAAGTTCCGAATGTACCATTCTTTTCAGGTCTCCATTCGCCGACTCCTACGGTTTGTCCACCGTGGTTTAACAGGTTAGCTATTTGTTCAATAGTTATTCTGTCTGCGTCAAACTTAACAAGCAGTTCTGCTTTCCAGTTTCTAAACTCTGGTCTGAACCTTAAGTCCTTACCAGTTTTTACATTTACTGGATCTTTACGCAAGACTGGTTTGTTGCTCTTGATAGAGACACACTCACCGTCTGGTGCGTTGGGCAGAACGAAGAACAAAGTTCTTGTGTCAGTCATTGCTAGACCAAGACCTTTACCTGCACGAACTGCACATTGTTTGAAAGCTGATGCTGGAAAGCCAAAGCTACCATCGTCTTGCTTGTAAGCAGACTTGATATATTCTTTCTTTGGATCTACAGCTGTACGAGTAGACTTCTTAGCCTTACCTGCACGCACATCTTCCATTTGTTGAATGATGGTTTCTTTCATCTTATTTTGAATAAGAGGAGTTAAACCTGTCACTTTTAATTTCACCTGTTGGAAATTAGGTGGATTTATAACGATTTTGACATCTTTAGTAGTTGCCATAGTATTTACCTCATTTAGTTAAACAAAAGGGAATTAGAGATAGCTATCAAGCGAAGTTACTACTTACAGTTGTAAGTATACTTACAGTGGACCACCTACCGTGTCGCGATTCTTGGCGTACGTCCTGCGGTCAAGCTATCTCTAAATATGCACCTAGACTTGCTCTTTTTAATTCATTCCTAACCCA